TTGGTAGCTGTTTTGTTACCAAAGTTGGTGATACCAATACCTGGAATAAATGTAATTGGGTTGATATCCAATTGATACAACACATCTCTCAGGGTCTGGCTTACACCAATGGTGACAAATTCACCAGTAACTCCATTTACATAACCCAACAACGCTGCATTGTCGATCACACCACGCAGTGTTCCAGCTGGTGCTAGCCATGGATACGAAATTTCGTCACTGCGAATAATAGTGCGAATCATCATATGACTAGGCGGTTGCACCACTGGGCTACCTGACAAATCTGTAGTCTGACAACTAGGATAGAACACACCAAGATATGTGTCAAAAGATATTTGACCATCACCTGTGGTCAATCCAAGACCGTTGTTGTTGGAGTGCCATGCTGAAAGTGATGTGCTGTCTGGTCCTAAACGCAATGGTGTATCACCAATCACAAACGCTGTGTTCTTGCGATCATTGTTGAGTTCAACCATGTTGCTCATCAATTCAGGATACTGCGGACAAGCAATCAAATTAAACTGACGTTGTTCTTCACGTGCTTGGACACTAGAGTCTATTCCACTCTTGAGAGCTGCCACAATGATAGCACGTTGAGCTTGACGGCCCATGTAAGGTGATCCATCATTTCTATTTCCACTGGCAGTGACCCAAGTGTTGATACCACCATTGGCCATGTCCAGTGCAGACCAATAAGCAGTGTTGGTTGGCGCAGTTCCAGCGCCAGGAGGAGTCACCAAGCAAACATAAATTGTGCCATTGTAGTTGACAAAGTCGTTATACATGTATGCGGTGCTGCTGCTGTAAACTGGAACATAAAAACTGGCTGTGTTGAAGTAGTCGGCTTGGAATGTTTTTACATTAAAGCCACTGCGACGTGTGTTCCATAGCAGAGTTCCTTGTGGATACAAGGTAGGATCTGGTGCATCCAAATCTAAATAATTACTGGTCAACAAGCTGGTAATGGTTGGCAGAGTGCCTGTTACAGGATTGGCCAAACCGTTTGGTGACCAACGTGCATCAGAGAATAAAATACCGTTTTGTGTGGTTTGATCAGTGTTGTTGATTGTTACCCACTGATCAACTCCTTCAACATTGCTCCAACGATTGATTGCTGGATAGTTTTCTAAATCAGCTGTATTGATCCATAAATCGCCATAGACCAATGGGCTCTGAGCTGTGTTGGTCTGTGTAGTTGGCGCTGTGGTGCTGAATATAGGACCTGTGGCATTGGTCAGCGTCAAATTGTCTCCGCGAACATCGTTGGACACATTTTGATAGCCCATCCACATGCCATTGTTCTGCACCATGATGTCGGCCTGTGTTGTGGCTGAATAATACCAGTAGGTTCCATTTGCAGGATCTTGATTTGGGCCCACATCGCTGGCTGTATAGGTAAATGTTGGTGTGCCAACCCAGTAGCTCAGTATCAATGAACTATTTGCACCGGCACGGCAGAATGTTGTGTTTGCATTAAATCCAGCGGTGGTGACCGGAGTTCCTGTACCGTTTGTCAATACAATAGTTCCGCCGGCACTGTGAGTAAACACAATGGCACCAGTGCTACTAACAGTAGCAGTTACATAGGATGCAAATGTTGAGCTACCAACTGCGGCACTGACTGCTGTTAAGAAATCAGGCACTGTGGTTCCGGTCAAAGTTGCTGTGACAGCTGCACCCAATGTGGCTTGACCTGGCACTGTTGCAGCAATGGTAAATGTATTTGCACTTGTAAATGGGCCAGGAGATGTGTCACTTCCTGTTACCACTGTTGCACCGGCACTGTATCTTTCAAAAATTTCAAGGCCCAGTGTAGCAGGCGAATTGTATTCAGGATTGGTGATAGCCACTGTTGTTCCAGCTACAATATTTTTGCCGCCACCAGATGGATCTAGTGTATAGGTAGCTTCGCCGGTGTCGGAATAGATGTTACAAGTTTGTTGAACATAAGTTCCTAACAATGTGCTGTATTTCTTGACGGCCAAATTAGCACCAAGGTTTACACTGTTGGTACGTTGCCATACTGAACCAGTTGGAGCCGGTTCAGTATCTGTGCTTCTCCAACGTGGTGCAGAGTAGTTAGGAGCAGCCAAGAATGTAGGTGGATAATAAACACCTGCAGTAATACCAACATCACTCAATGCGTTACCAGAAGCACCGGGCAATACTGAAACTACACCAGGCTGTGAAATTGTTCCGCCACTGCTGTATGCATTGGCATAGGTACTGGCAAATGATACGCTGGAGTTGCCGCAACTGGTCACAATGTGAGTTCCGTTGTATCCACTAGGAACAACATTGGCCACTACAATTGAAGAACCAACTTCGTATGGTGCTTGTGATAGCGTAGAGAAACTCAATGTGGCCACTGTTCCATTTCCAACAGCATTGCCAACAGAAGGATGAGCGCCCAGTGAATTGTTGTCAGCATAGATTTGTAATTTGCTGTCAACAAATGCAGAGTAAACACCTGTGATGTTGGCACTGTTGATCGCATTGCTGAGGCCTTGAACTGTGTTATTAGGACTGACCGGAACTGTAACAGACGTGCCATTGACATAGATAACATTGTTAGCAGTCAAACTTGTTGGAGCCAGTGTGCCTTGCACTGTTGGCCAAGCTGTTTGCCACGAAGTGCTTCCTACTTCAACCCATTCGTTATAGTAGTCTGACAGGTAAGTAGAAGATGTTTGGCTTGTGGTAGGTCCGCCACGCTTGTAGTAGCCAGGATTGTTTACATTGGTTGATGTAATGGCATAATCACCAATTGAGCCAATGCTCTGCAATGGAACAGTTGTGTTGCCGTATAACTGAGTTGAATCGGTGATTACCAATGGAATTTGATTGGTAAATGCGTTTGTGGTTATGTTCCATTGGAACAAACCCCATAGGCTGTTGGCAGTATCTAGCCAGTAAGTGCCGTTTGGAGGTGTGCCAGTAGGGCGTGTCAAACTGGCTGTTAATGCAGCTAGGTCAACATCAACACGTTGGATGTAAGCACGGTTGGTAATGCCCAATGCACTGTAAGCAGCCAACAAGCCGTATTCGTTAAGCTCGTAACCGTTGATTGGTGTGCCAGCAGTGGTTTTATAAAAGAACGGAACACCGTATGTGGTCGATAAATCTCGCTGGCTGGTGATTAAATATACACGGTTAGCATTGGCTTGTAGTGTGCCAGCTGCAACACCTACACCTGTGCCGGAAACTTTGTTCTGCGCAGTAGCAAGTAAAATATAAGGTACCGAGTTGACTGCGGCCGGAATATATTGACTTTGGTCAACGACTGTAACTTCTACGCCTGGGGATAAGAGTGCCATAGTGAATCCTTTTTTCTAGTTGTTAATATTTATATTAAATGACAAAAAGAATGAGGTAATCAAGGCCTTTGGCAAAGGTTTTCATGATAAATATGTGATGACCAGACCCATTTGCCCTGCTTGCCGCCAAAGATTGTGTGCCATCAACTATTATCGAGACTCAATTGCACACTATCGAGCTCGATGCGGACATTGTATTGCTAAAAATCGCGGTATCAAAGTTCCAGAGGCCAGATGGAAAACCGCAGGCTACAAGAAAAAAATTGCCTGCGATCGTTGTGGTTTTAGATCACGCTATGCCAGCCAATTATTGGTGTATCATACCGACGGTAATCAACACAACACCAGCTTGCGTAATTTAAAAACTGTGTGTTTGAATTGCGTGGAAGAAATTAAACGACTTGATCACCCGTGGTCGCCTGGAGATTTAGAACCAGATCTTTGATCTGACGGTAAAGATTATCTAACCCGTCGGCATTGTTGTCGATCACAGCATCAAATTCAGTGCCAATCCAAGCTGTTTCACTGGCATGAACTCGAGAATTTTCTAATATACGTTTGCTGATACTCCAGTTAGAGTTGCCGTCGGGTCCATGATTTACGCTGAGTGCAGCATTGTACCATTCAGGTTCAGGGCCACGCACAACACGGATCACAATGCCGCCGGCACGCTTGATACTTTTGATTTCGTTAGGAAAACGGCAGTCTGAAATTACCACGTCATCCTTTGTTTTTCTCAGTTTGTTTTCTAGGGCAGCGATCCAAATATCGTCGTGGAAACTTTTACGGGCCACTTCTGTTCCCCATACCTGCAACACATATCTCGGAGTCAATTCAGGCATATTGAGCCGCTCAGACCACCACGGATCCACTTGCTCACGCCAGGCTCTGGATTCCTTGGTGCGTCCTTCCAGCAGTTCTCTGTCCCAACCAAACACCTGTGCCACTGCATCTTTGAGTGTATGGGCAAAACTTTCTCGACGAAATTGATGTATATTTTGCAAGTAGTCAGCAATGGTGTCTTTACCACTTCCAATCAATCCACAAATACCAATGATCATCTCAGTTCCTTTACGTTTAAATGTCGTAGTGTAGCTTGAAGCATGTCAATTTGTCTACGACAATCTTCAAGAGCATGATGGCTAGTAACGGGTTTGGGCAAGTCGGGCCATAAACTATACACAGTTCTAGCATCGCGAACATTGTAGAACTGCCAAGGCAAACTTTTGCCATAGCTCTTGTAAGCATGTTCAAGTATGTTCATATCATACGTGGGGCCATTGGCCCAGATAAATTTGTGTTGCCAGGCCAGTTTGTATAAGCTGTCAAGTGCTGTGTCTAGATCCACTCGACCTTCCTCCATAAATGCTTCGGCCTGTGCTTCCGGTTGGGTTGCCCACCAATCTATAGTGTCTTGTTGTATGATTCGATTTTCTTGGCTCTCCAAGGTAATGCGGGCATAGTATTGGCGAGCATAGTATCCTGTGCCAAACGGATCAAAGCTCTGGGCTGCAATGGTCAAAATTGTAGCATCAGGGCCAGTGCCTAAACCTTCTATGTCAATCATTAATGAGCTCATGCTAAGAGTATAGCATGAATTAAATTACTTTGCAAGCTCAACGTCTTCAAAAAGCTCTTGTTTGGTTTTATCGCAACGCATACCTTTGATACCGTTTTCACTCAGGCTAATAACTCTTAGATTAGTCCAATGCCCAATTATGTAGGGCGGTATCGAATCGCGGAATCCTTGTTGTATGCTGTAGATATGGTCCAGTGCGTTATAAGTGCGATTTAATCGGCTAGGATTTATTGCATCAAAATGATTTTGCCAGCTGGCCTCGGTGATCTTCCATACCGCATCATAGTATAAACGGCGTAAGGATCTGTCTTCTCTAGGAGTGCAACCCCGTGCTACCGCTTTTTGATATATTTTTTCTTGGACTGCTTTGTCTTTACTTGGATTATCTACACCGTATTTTTCTAAACAAGTTTGTTTAGATTTTTCTCTATCTACGTCTGTATATGTTTTAAGATTTCTATATTTGCGACCATCTTTAACTGCTTCCTTATTACTTTCTTGCCGTTGTTTATTTGCTTCTTCTGTATGGGCATTTGCGTAATCGCCTTTGCTCCACTTATACTTTTGTTTTGCAGTTCTACTTGAGGTGGTAAGATATCTATTTTCCCACCATTTAACTGGAATATTTTCTACAGGACAAAGTGGTATTTCATAAACATCATTTACTATGTGCCAAATCCGTTGTTTAGCTAGTGCTGTGTCTGGTAGGAATGATGTTTTTTCTAAAACTTGTTGCCAAAGATCTGGATGTGTTTTATATAGATATCGTGTGGCTGATTTATTAGCAGAGGCGTCTGTTTGAATAACGTTTAGTAGTATGTCTTTCATACTATTATTTATCACTACCCTACTATTTACGTCAGTTTATTCTTACCCAATTATCCAATAACCCAAGTTAAGGGCTGACTGCCATCCACATATCTGCGTAGATCTTCAATCAGCGCATCCATTTGAGTTTGCGCTTCGCCTTTCATGGCGGTGCCGTTTAGTGTGCCACCACCTTGAGGGCCAGCTATGGTTCCAAATTTCTCACGTGCTTCACCGATGATCATTTTGCAGTTGGCCACCATGTAATCTCGAATCCATTGTTGTATTTGAAAATCACTCAGCAGGTTAAATTCTGGTTTTAAATTGTAAGTCCACATCAATACTGCTTCGCCTGTGCCTTTGGGGTCACGGATCAACTGCAATTTCTTGGTCACTGGATTGTATGTGTAGTTCATATAGGCACCAAACATGCGTCCGGCCATTTCCACATACTGGCTATAGAAATCGTAAGTGGCCAGGCCGCCGGCCACGTTAAAGTTCATCAAGTATACGTTCATACTCGCTTGGCTAAACGGATCAAAGTTACTGGCAAACGGACCGGTTGAATCGCCAAATGTTCTACGGAAAATCTGACGCACAGTGATGACTTCTTGTGGCATGTCATAGATATTGACATTGGTTACCAGCTCTAAAAAACTGTAGCTTTCTTCATAGGCGTTTTGAGCACGTTGACGATATACACCAATGGTGCGTTGATAAGCTGCTTCAAAGTGTGCGGCATCCAGTTCGATGTCAATGATCTGATCGCCTAGTTGCAAGCGCACATAATCAAAAAGATTCTGTTTTAATGTTTCTAAACTGGATTGGTTTTCTAAGGCCATATAGGGAAGCTCCGTTCCCTGTATTTAGCAGTTTACCAAGCGCGGAGTATTACTAAGTTTTCAGTTCCGCGGGCATTCCACGCTGTTTCTGTTGTGGTAAGATCTTTAAAGATCTTACGAGCAGCCGGTTTGCCTGCGGCACTCAACAGTTTGACAGTTTCAGCCGGTTTACGCAGGGTCTTTTGCACTGTTTCTATCTTGCTAAACCCAATTATACTATTGTTCTTGATTGTAAACACTTTGGCATATTCATCTGCCACAATGTGAATGAGTTTTCGCTTTTTGGTATCATAAACCCAAGCTTCACTCTTGTCAACCAATTGTGCCGCTGGCAAGCTCTTGAGTTTGAGTTCAGCAAATTCTGCACAAATTTTAAACTTGGCCGCTTTCTTTTCTGGACTGACAGCTTTCTTGGCACGTGGCTTGCGTTCTACTTTTTTCAGTTGGACATAACTGTTGCAGTCGTTGATCACAGTTTCGCAGAATTTTACACAGTTACGAAGTTGCAGTTTTGAAAGATGACTGTAGCCTTCAACCAATTGAGGATCTTTGCCTTCCAACACTTCTGTAAATTCAGCCAGTCGCAATTCCCACACTCGTGCCACGGTGCCGATCATGTTAGGACTGATATTCATGCCGCGCATCAATACCAAGGGTTTAAAATCTGCTGACATTTTGGCGCCGGCATCAATAAAATTATCAAACATGCCTTCAAGCTCGCCACAGCACTCACTTATTTTTTCACGCAGGTGATCTTGAATGGTCAGTTTGGCCACAGCCGTGTCGGCATCGATGTCGGCCTGTGCTCGTTTTATCTCTTGTTTGGATTGTAGCATGTCGTTCAACTGCTCATTGATATTGACTTGCTCGTGTTCTTTTAACACCAGCCCAAGCAAGGTCATGCGACACACCCAGGCCGGAGTCAAACGAATTTGACTGTCTGGAATACCACGCATAGTTCGAGCATCTTTTGTTCGACCGTTGTGCTCCAAGTAATGGCACAACATATCCTTGGCATCTTTTTTACCATAATGATAATTATACCAATGAAACGCATTGGCCAAACTGCTGACACGATTATCTTCGGTGGGCTGAACTTTCCATTCGGGCTCAAAACCAATATATTTGGTTTCGGCACCTTTGGGGTTTAGTCGTTTGATTTCGTTTGTTTTAGCCATAGTCGTCGTTGTTTTTACCATAGTTGTATTGTATGCGAACATTGCCTATTTGTCAACCTAGCAGATTGGCAAAGGTTATGTGTTGTTCTAAATTTGTAAGTAAATTGTTTACTTTTTGGACCAATTCTCGATAGCGGCTGGTTTCTCTGTGCAGTCTGCGGCATTCTACACTTTCCTGATCTGCGGCCACAATGGCTTGATCTACAGCTCGGACCATTTTTAGCAGGTCCCTGCGAGCCACTTTGTTTTTAACTGTAGCAATGGCTTTTTCTGCCAGATCCAGACGTTTGAACAATTCATCCATTTTGTAATTATACGATCATTTGAATTTACGGTCAATCTAGCCCATAAATACATAACTATGCCACGCCTAAGCCTTTACCGCCCAAATAGAACCAACGATTATCAGTTCTTTGATCGAACCATCAAAGAGATGTTTACAGTAGGTGGATTAGATATCTACGTCCACAAATATCTGGGTCCTATAGTTGATCCAGAGCAGGCCAACACGCCAGGTGATGCTACCTTGCCCATTTACGACACTTCTAATCCGCTCTTCATTGAAGATTTATTGCTGTTAGAAAACCGCGACCGTGCGTATGATCCTGATGTTTATATCATGCGCGGTGTTTATCGAACACAAGACGTTGATTTTGATCTTACCCAATTTGGGCTATTCTTAAACAACGATACCTTGTTTATTACATTCCATTATAATAACATGATTGACACCTTTGGGCGATAACTCATGGTAGGTGACGTCATTGAAGTTCCAAATCTCAAAGATTACCATCCGCTGGATCGAACTATTCCAAATGCCTTGCCCAGATACTACGTGATTCAAGATGGAAATTATGCTTCAGAAGGATTCAGTCAAACTTGGTTACCACACCTGTGGCGTGTCAAAGCTACACCAATGGTCAATGCTCAAGAATTTAAACAAATTATTGATCAGCCATTTATGCCGGAAAACATCTGGGATCCGGGTAACTTTTACCCTGGAGGCGAAACAGTCAACAATGGTGGCACTTATTACACGGCCAAACAAAATGTTCCACCCGGCACAGATATCACCAATACTGACTACTGGCAAGAAATAACTACTCCTGCCACAGTGGGCGATCAAATGAGCACCAGACCCAAAGATCTGGCAATCAACGATGCACTATTGATTCAAGCACAG